GAAACGTTGCCACCTGTTTCTGGGCGAAACGGTGAAACGCCCTACAGTACAGGACAGGACAGAACAGGAGAGGAGATAACAGAACAACCCCCCTTAGCCCCCCAAGGGGGCGAGGAGGATTCGAGCCAAGCTCAGACCCCACCGGCGTCGCCCATCGTCCACGACGGAGGGAAGAACACGACCTACGACGCTGCCTGGCGGCTCTGGCGGGAGCTGTACGAGCAGAGCCGGCGCAGCTACGGGCGCTACGTCGAGGTCTTCGTGCAGGACGACCGCGTCGTGCAGCGCCTGGCTCACCGCGCCGAGGAGCTTGCCGATGGCAAGCGCGACAGGGTGCTGGCGGTCCTCCGGCATTGGTTCGTGAGCTACCTCCGTGACGACGGCGACCTCAACTGCCACGCGAACGCGCGTCATCCGTTGCGCCTCATCGAGCGCCGTCTGCCGACGTACGGCGATCTGCCGAAGCCGGCATCCGCTAGGCGCATCAAAGCGGCACGCGCCGCGGAGCCGCCGCCGTTGTCGAACGACGAACATCTCGCCGCGATTGAGCGCGCGCGCGCCATTGCTCGCGGGATCGGCGACCCGAAGAAGGGACCGACGGCATGACGGCAGCGCGCGATCACTTCGCAGGCGACTCCCGCTCGGCGCCCGTCGCCGGTCGCATCCCTCAGCACGACCTCGATGCCGAGGCGGCCGTCCTGTCGGCCATGATGCTCGACCCAGACGCGGCCGATCTCGTCATTCCGATCCTGCACCACGAGCATTTTTACTCGGACGCGAATCGCCGAATCTACGAGGTCGCCGTCGAGCTCCACGCGGCGAGTAAGCCCATCGACATCGTGACCGTGGCCGGATGTCTGCGCGACAAAGAGCGCCTCGCGCAGGTTGGCGGCAGTGCGTACCTGGCGCAACTCGTCGACGCGGTGCCGTCGGTCGCGCACATCGAAACGTACGCGGAAACGATTGTCGACAAGGCGAAGCTTCGGTCGCTCTGCGCGCTCTGCCAGACGGTCGCCGCCGAAGCGTACGGGCACCGCGGCGCCGCCGCTGAGCTCATCGAGCGAGCCGAGCGCGGCGTCTTCGAGCTCTCGACACAAGACAGGAACCAAGACTTTGTCGCGATCGGTGAACCCGTCGCCGAAGCGTTCGACCACCTGATGGATCTCGCCAAGCGCGGCGAGCGCATGGTCGGGCAAGCGACGGGGTTTTATCGACTCGATTCGAAGACCGCGGGGCTCCACGATGGCGAGCTGACGATCGTCGCCGCTCGTCCCGGTATGGGCAAGACGTCGCTTGTGCTGGACATCGCGCAGCACATCGCTGGGCTCGACGTCGATCCGCTGCGCGGCGTAGCCATCTTCTCGCTCGAGATGCCGAAGGAGCAACTCGCGATGCGCATGATGTGCTCGCGCGCGAGCGTGAGCGTGAACAAGCTTCGACACGGCCACATCAGCGGCGAGGAGTGGGACCGGCTCGCGCTTGCGGCCAACGAGCTGCGCCAGCTGCCCATCTACATTCTCGACAAGTCGGGTCTCACGCTCACGAAATTGCGGAGCGCGCTGCGAAAGCTTTTCCGCGAAAAGAAAAAGATCGGCGTCCTGATTCGCATGGTCGCGATCGACTACCTGCAGCTCATGCACGGTACGGGCAAGTCGCGCGAGGAAGTTATCGCCGGGCTTTCCGCTGGGCTGAAAGAGGTCTCGAAGGAATTCTGTGTGCCGGTAGTTGCGCTCGCGCAGCTGAACCGCGCGCCCGAGACGCGCGGTGGCAAGGACAAGCGCCCGCAGCTTTCCGATCTGCGCGAGTCCGGCGCCGTCGAGCAGGACGCCGACAACGTGATCTTCGTCTACCGCGAGGACTACTACGACAAGCACACCGACAAGAAGGGCATCGCCGAGCTCATCGTTGCCAAGCAGCGCAACGGCCCGACCGGCAAGACGCTCTGCCGCTTTCGCGGCGCCTATACGCGCTTCGAAAACCTCGCGCACGGCGAGGAGCCGGACGACACCGACGAACCCGACGACGACGCAGCATCCTGACCCCAAACAAGGAGCCATCAATGAAACCGCTCACCCATCGTATTGGCGAAAAGCTAACGGCCGCAGAACGCGAAAAACTTCTCGTCCAGCTTTTCGAGGCGCGGCTCGAGCACACGCGCCTCAAGGAAGAGAAGCGCGACGCGGACCGATCTTACAACGAGCGACTCAACGTGCTCGACGACAAGGTCCAGCTCCTCGCCGAGTCGGCACGCGACAACAAGAATTATCGCGACGTCGATGTGCGGCACGAAGTTGACGACGAGAAGTACGAGATCACGATCTATCGGCTCGACGACGGCCGGAAGGTCGAAACGCGTCCGATGGACGAGGACGAGCGCGAGGAGGCGCAGAAGCGCCGGGCGCACCTGCACAAGAACCCGCGGCTGCCGTTCAGCGACGTGAAGGTAGGGGCGCGCGACGCGACGCCGGCGCCGAAGGAGCTGGAGCACAACGGGCAGCGCTTGAAGCTCGTCCCGCGAGGCGGCGGGAAGCGAGGCGGCAAGGGGCGGGCGAAGAAGGGCGAGGCCAATCCGTGAGCTGGGGCCGATCCGCTGTTCCGATTCCGCCTGACGCACGGCCACTCAACCTGACCTTCGTCGGCTGCACCGGCGCGTTCAAATGCAGCGTTTGCTTTGAGGAGCGTGCCGGCCGAGGCGTTCTCCTGCGAGCTGACCGGAGCAAGTCCCACCTCCGGATCTGCGCCCAGTGCGTATCTCAGATGAGCGCAGCGCTCGAGATGAAATCATGAAGCACGCGACCATCGGCTCGCTCTTCTCGGGCGTCGGCGGGCTCGAACTCGGCCTCGAATGGGCCGGGCTTGGGCCCGTGATTTGGCAGGTCGAGAAGGACGAGTTTTGCCGGCGCGTGCTCGCGAAGCACTGGCCGGACGTGGAGCGCTATGAAGACATCCGCGCAATCCGTGCTTCCCAACTTCGAGCAGTGGACATCATCTGCGGCGGGTTCCCGTGCCAAGACGTCTCGTCGGCGGGCCAGCGCAAAGGTCTCAAGGGACCGAGCTCGGGGCTCTGGTGGGATTTCGTGCGGATCGTCGACGGAGCGCGACCGCGATTCGTCGTCGTCGAGAACGTCGCGAGTGGCGCGTCGCGCTGGCTGTGCGCGGTGCGGACGCACCTGCACCAACTCGGTTATCGAACGCGCGCCTTGGGGGTTGCCGCCGCAGAGGTGGGTGCCCCGCACATTCGGCGACGCGTCTTCGTTGTTGCCGACGCCGATGGCATCGCATCCCGAAGGGCTGCGCGACCGACGCGGGATCCAGATGCTCCCGACGCCGACGGTGACGTCGTACGGGAGCAACCGCGGCGGCGCGGCGGGCCGCCGCGGGGAGGCGAGGCTGTCGCTCGAGACGATGGCGCGGCGCGGGGTGCTGCCGACGCCGCGCGTGACGCGCACGCCGTGGGATCAGCGGCGCGGGAAGATCTCCGCGGGTCTTGGAATGGTGGCCGAGACGGAGGCGCGCCTGTGTCCGCGGTTCGTCGAATGGATGATGGGTTTTCCAGACGAATGGACGCGGCTAGAAAGCGCGCCCTCGGCAACGCGGTCGTCCCGCAGTGCGCGCAAGTCGTCGGCGAGGTGATCCGGCAGATCCTGGAGGCGGCATGAACCCCAACGTCATCGCCGCCATGAGTGGCGGCTACAACATCATCTCCCTTCGGTGGCTCGCGCCACGGCTCGAGCGCGAGCGAGCACGCGACGGTTCTTGCGTCAACCTGTCCGCGGCCGAGCGGAATCGCAAGAAGCTCGCCGACGCGAGCACTGTTCACGTGAATCACGCCGACCGCACGATCATCTGCGCGCCGCATGTTTACAAGGCGCTCCGCGCCGCGCTGGCGACTAGCGCGCTGACGACTGGAGGTGTCTGATGGGCGTCGAGACGAAGATCGAATGGTGCCACCACACGTTCAATCCGTGGTGGGGTTGCCAGCGCGTCTCCGCCGGGTGCGAGCACTGCTACGCGGAGTCGTTCGCTAAGCGCGTCGGGCAGAAGGTGTGGGGGCCCGAAGCTTCGCGGCGCACTTTTGGTGAGAAGCATTGGCTCGAGCCGAGGGCGTGGAATGCGGCGGCCGACAAAGCTGGCGAACGCCGGCGCGTCTTCTGCGCATCGATGGCGGACGTCTTCGAAGACTACCGGGGATTGGACGTCGAGCGGCGGAAGCTCTGGCAGCTCATCGCGGAGACGCCATCGCTCGATTGGCTACTGCTAACGAAGCGCCCCGAGAACATGGTCAAGTTGGCCCCGGATTCGTGGGCGGTCGCGTGGCCACGCAACGTTTGGGCGGGCACGACGGTGGAGAATCAGAGGGCGGCGGAGCAGCGCGTGCCGTGGCTGCTCGAGGTGCCCGCTGCCGTTCGCTTTCTGTCATGCGAACCGCTGCTTGAGCAGGTCGATCTCGAGAACGTCCGGCCGTATTACCTGCCGCCGGAAATGCACCCGCACGATCCGAGGGTGCGTATCGATTGTCTACGCGGACACGTCAAGGGGCCCGACGATATGCTCGACGCGCGAATCGACTGGGTGATCGTCGGCGGTGAAAGTGGGAACGGCGCGCGCCCGTTCGCGCTCGAGTGGGCGGAGTCGCTTATCGATCAATGCCGGCAGGCAGGTGTGAGGGTCTTCTGCAAACAACTCGGCGCCGTCGTCGTGTCCGAGGAAAGGAAGATCGACGGCGAGTGGGCTTGGCAAGCCGGACTCACCGACCGCAAGGGCGGCGACTGGAACGAATGGCCCGAGCACCTGCGCGTAAGGCAGTTCCCCGAGGTGCGCACGTGAGCGCCGACGAGAGCGACGCGTTCGATCGCGGCCGCCGCACCGGTCTGGACATCGCAGCGAGCATCGCCGAAAGCATGAGCTACTTTGCCGTCGCCCGCGCGATCCGCTCCGGAGGTAGCTCCGACCTGTTCGAGCAGTTCTTGCGCCAGCGATCGCGCACCGTGGTTGCGGACTCTTCGGCGATGGCGAATGCGTTCTGTTCGATCCTCGTCGAGCGCCGCCGGCAGGACTACTTGTTCCCAGGCGAGAAGCTTATCGACGGCACCGCCGGACAGAGTGCGCGCGCTCTCGCAGAAGCCGTCCGGCGCGCCGGCGACCAGCTCAACAATACGCAGGACAATTCGTTCGCACACGTGCTGACGGAGGAAGTGCTCGAAGCGCTCGTGGAGAAAGACCTGGAACCACTTCGCGCCGAGGTGGTGCAGGTCGCGGCCGTGGCGGTGAAGTGGATCGAGGACATCGATCGGAGGCGGTGATGCGACGAACCTTCCTTTTCAATCTGCGGGACATCGAATGGCGCAAAAGAAACGATCACGCAAACGTGCGCCGCTGCGCGCGCCACCGCCCTTGCCGCGCGACTCAATCATCGAGGAGTCCGATCGCTGGCACAGCGTCGTCCTCGCCGAAGTGGAGATCTGTCTCGACGAGGAGAAGGCGGGGCACGTTTGCATCACCACGCCGAGCGGCCGCGCGTGTCGCGTGACGATTTGGTTTTCGCCAGGAGGCAAAGCATGAGCGCCATCGAGATCAACACCACCGATCGAACGCCTCGGATCCTCGGCGTCGACCCCGGCCTTGCCAACATGGGGCTGGCGCTCGTTCGGCTCGAGCCCGACCGCGAGGTCGTCGAAGGGCTATCGATCATCCGCACGAAGAAGAGCGAAGAAAAAAAGGTGCGTGTGTCCGACGACAACGTGCGCCGCGCGCAGGAGCTCGGCGACAAGCTGCTCTCGGTCGGGAGGCGCTTCAACATCGTGATGATCGCAGCCGAAGCGATGAGCTTCCCCGAGGACGCGAGCAGCGCCGGCAAGATGTCGATCTCGTGGGGTGTCCTCGCTCTCTTCGCTCGCATTCATGGCATTCCGATCGAGCAGGCCTCGCCGCAAGCGATCAAGCGCGTGCTCTGCGGCGATCCCAAAGCGTCGAAGAAGGAGGTCGAGTTTGCGCTCTTGCGCCGATACGGCAACCACATCGAGGATCTCGTGGAGGGGCCAGCGGGCCTTGCCGAGCACGCTTTCGACGCGCTCGGTGCGATCGTCGCCAAGCTCGGCACGGAAGCCGTTAGGCAGGCGCGCTCGACGACGACGGGGGTAGTAGCGTGACGGTCAGCTTCAAGCCTCCGCTCCGCGTCGTGTCGGAGTACGACATCCGAGTACTCACGGCGTCCGGGCATACGGTGCGGGCGCTGCCGCTCGACGAGTTCGTGGTCCATTGCGAGCTTGCTCGCAACGGCTTGTTGAAGCGGATCGTGGAGTTTGAGTGGGCGGCCGGCCTTCAGAGCGCGAAGCTCGTCGGAACGAACTTCCAAGGCAACGTTCTGTTCGTCGATCTCGGACAAGCGCGTGGCAAGGGCGCTCGGCTGCTCGAGCGGCACGTGAAGCTGTCTTCCGACGAGGACCTGCCGGCGCTGCGGGTTCGTCGGACCGGCAGACGCCTTTCCTGGTGGGCAACCCGCGTGGCTTTGCTGAAGCGCGAAATTGAGCAAGCGAAAAAGGAGACATGAGAATGGGACTACGGGCGTGGCTGTTCGGCCCCCGGCGCGTGGTCTCGCCGGCGCCGGGGGCCGGCGAGGTGGAGGAAGACGTGCTGGCGAACCTCACGACAGGCGAGGTCGACATCCAGTGGTCGTCGGGGGGGAGCTACTTGATGGGGGTCAGAATGAACGAGCTGCGCGCGCGTCAGTTCGCGGCGAAAATCGTAAGGGCGGCCGACGCGTTGGGAGCTGCCGTGGACGTGGATCTCAGCGCAGAGGAGCTGGAGGACGGCGATGGCTGAACGCAAACGAAAGAGCGCGACGTATGCCGCGCTCCGCGAGCACATGGTGGAGTGGAGCAAGGGTGAAGGGTTCAACGCGAACCCGCTCGGCCGCCTGGAGGAGGAAGTTCGTTGGCTTTGCGATCGCATCGAAGCGGTCGTCGAGGAGCGAGCGAAGTGCAAAAAGCTCAAGCGCCGCGTGGCAGCGCTCGAGTCAGTGGTTGTCAGCGACGGGAAGTGACGGGGTGAAGTTTCGCCTCCGCGCTGGTCGCGGGGGCAGGAGGTACAAACGTCATGGGCAATCGAGCATCGAAAGAGCGCGCCGCGATCGAGCAGTCGGCGACGCACTCGGAGGAGCCGAAGCGCCGGCGACGTTCGCGGCGCGCAGGAACGGCGTCGCTTTACGCGACGTGGGGAGGCGATGATTGCATCTTCTATTTCCGCTGGGCCGAGGCGGAGATGGGATTTCGAACCGCGGGCATTCAGCAGCAGGCCGAGTACATCGGGAAGAAGCCGCGCGCCTTTTGGGATCTCCTCGACGCGCTGCGCACACGCGCGAAGACGAGCCGCGTAGCAGCGTCGATGCTCGCTCGGCTCGAGCTCCACGTCGGGGGGGCTGCGGCGCGGCCGACGCACGGGCGGCAGGGGAAGGTCGTCACGCAGCCGGACAGGACGACGGACGAGCAGCTCGTGGCGGTGCGCCGGTACCGTCGGGTGTCGGCGGGCATGGAACGGCTGCGGGCGACCGACGGCTTTCACTACCTGGTGCTCGGCATGGTATTTCTGCCGCGGCGCTCGCTGCCGAAGATCGAACGAGAGCTGAAGCAGTTCACGATGCTCGCGCTGCTCGGAGGGCCGATCCCTGACGCGTACCACGCGGCGACGGCGAAGGACCCGCACCCACTCGGGCTCGAGGAATGGCTGGAGCGTCGTATCGATCGGCACGACGCGAAGCGGGCGGAGGCCGGCGAGGACGACCTCATCGCGCGGGCGATCGCGCAGGCGGAGAAGACGGCTCTCGAGGCGATCGCCGCCTTCGAGGCCGTCACGGAACCGCCGGCGCACATCGTCGAAGCCGAGCGGGAGCGCAAGGAGCCGCGCACGCGGCCGCCGGTGGATCGGGCCTCGGTGAAGACCGCATTCAACCCGCCAGGGTGGCGCCCGTGAGCGGGGAGGACCCGCGGAATTTCGGCATCGTCCACGAGCCCCCGATCGAAGGTTGGAAGTCGATCGCCAAGGAGGTCGGGCTCAGCGTGGAGACCGCGCAGCGTCGAGCGCGCCGCAAGCGCGACCCGCTGCCCATTTGGAAGTACGAGCGGTCCGTCATCGCCTGGCGATCGGCGCTCCAGCAGTGGAAGGCGCGCGGGATCCTGCCGCTCCAGGTCGCCGAGCGGATCGAAGCCATCGAGCGGAAGGGGGGATCGACGTGAAAACCGAGTGCGGCTGTCCGGAGGGTCGGTGCTGCCATGTGGCGTCGCCCGCCGCGCGCGAAGCGTTCCTGCTGCTCATGTCGCTGAGCGAGGAGCAGCGCGGTCTCGTGCTCTGTTGGTTCTGCAATGGGTGCAATCGGTACGTAGGACCTGGCGACGCGTGCCGCTGCGGCGAGTCGCGCTGAGGCCGGAGTTTTCTCCGAACACCTCGAGTGGCGGGCTGTCCTGGGGAAAGCGGCCCCCGGCCAACGGGCGCCTAACGGCCGGGCTGCGCTAGCGGTGGGCGGTCCCACGTTGCCGGAGCGCTGATCGGCCGGCACGGGGCGACGTCGCGGCGGCAAATGGCACCACTTCCCTAGACAGGAAGTCCCCCCTCGTGACAGTCACGTATGGTCATCACCCGAGAAAACAAGTTCCGACGGAGACAGAACGAGACAGAACGCGCTGGCTACCTAAGCCCGGCTGACAGATGCAATATCGGTATGCTCGAGCGGGCGTATGAGCTTCAGGACGCCTTCCGATGTGCGGCTCCCGCAGCCCCGTCGTCCCGCTCACCTCGTGTGCCTCCATGGTCTCCCATCGCCCATTCGCCCGGCTTGCCGAGGTCGTAAAGCTTGCGCCTCGGCAAAGCCGACTTACTCGGGGGGGAGAGATCCCGTACTGCACCTCGGGCGTCGCCACGGTTATCGAAGTGCCCTTCGGTCTCGTGCGGGCTCGGTCCGACTCCGGTCAGGCGGAGCGCTCGACGTCGCGTGAGATTCAGGAAGTCCGGCGGCTCGAGACGCGGCGCGGTGTTCGACGGTCGGTGTTCTGAGTGGTCGGGTACTCCGCGCCTATCTACGTCGACGTCCCGTATTACGAGCAGGGCTACACCGGCACGACGCCGACGGGCTACTACCAAACGCCCATCATCTGCGACGCCGTGGTGTACCGGCCGGCGATCGTGGTCACGGGCGTTCCGGTCAGGCCGCTGCGAGAAACGGTTCGCGAGGCGTGGCTTCGTCGCATCGCCCACGAGAAAGAACGGCAGCGGGCGCTCCGCCGTCTCGCGGCCGGACACGCATCGCGGGAGCTTCAAGTTGCCCCCCGCGCTGAGCCTTCGCCCCTCGTCGGGGTTCGCGCGGTAAAAGCGCCGGCGCTCTTCGGATTCGAGCAGCGCCAGCGCTGGGGCACTCACCGCGGCAACCGCAAGGCGCCGCACGTTCCGCACCGGCTCGCGACCTAACCCCCGCTGGGCCGTCTCCAAAGACGACATGGAATCTACCGAGCCCACAGGCACTCCGGACGCGCCGCTCGAAAAGTTGGACTCACGCGCGCGCGTGCGCGCGATAGAGGAGGACGAGGCGGCGGCGGTCTGGGTCGACCGGTCGTCGCTGAAGCCTTGGGACCGGAACCCGCGCAAGAACGCCGAGGCGGTCAAGCGCGTGGCGGCGTCGATCCAGCGCTTCGGCTTCGGCAACCCGATCCTCGCCCGCACGGCGGACCGCGAAGTCATCGCTGGGCACACGCGGCTCTTGGCCGCGGAGATGCTCGGCATCGAGCGAGTGCCGGTGCGCTTCCTCGACCTCGATCCTGCCGACGCGCATCTCCTCGCAGTGGCGGACAACAAACTCGGTGAGATCGCCGAGTGGGACGACGACGAGCTCGCGATGATCATGAGCGAGTACTCGGCCGAGGACGCGGAGCTCGCGGGCTTCGACGACGACGAGCTCGAGCAGCTCGCGGAGCGCTTGAGCGAACCGCCTGTCGGTGACGACGAGGCGGACCTGACGCCGCCGGCGGCGCCGCTCAGCGTGCCGGGAGAAGTCTACGAGCTTGGGCCGCACCGGCTGGTGTGCGGCGACTCGCGATCGCCCGACGTATGGATGGCGCTACTGCCGAACGGCGAGCGTGCGCGGATGGTTTGGACCGACCCGCCGTACGGCGTCAGCTACGTCGGCAAGACGAAGGACGCGCTGACGATTCAGAACGACGACCTCACGCCGGAGAAGCTCCGCGCGTTGCTGGACGATTCCCTTGGCCGCGCCCTGGCGCACAGCACACCGGGCGCGCCGTGGTACGTGGCCGGGCCGGGCGGCCCGCTCGGAGCGATCTTCATGGAGACGCTCCTGCGGCTCGACGTCCTGCACGAGACGCTGATCTGGAAAAAGGATCAGTTCGTGATGGGCCGCAACGATTACCATTACCGCCACGAGCCGATCTACTACGGCTGGGCGCCCGGCGCGGCGCACTACTGGTGTGGCGCGCGCGACCTCGACACCATCTTGGAGTTCGAGCGGCCTCGCGCGAGCGAGGATCACCCGACGATGAAGCCGCCGGAACTCGTGCAGGCCTGCATGCGCAACAGCTCGAAGCCCGGATGGATCGTCGCCGATCCGTTCGGCGGCTCGGGCACGACGCTTATCGCCGCGGCTCGCGAGGGTCGGCGCGCGCGCCTGATCGAACTCGAGCCTGGCTACTGCGATGTCATCCGGCGCCGGTGGGGAGCGTTCGCGCGCTCGGCCAACGTCGACCCGGGACCCGGGGCTCTGTAGCAAAATGACGACTCTCGAGGAATTGGCGAAGCGGCCGCCGGCGTGTCCGTGCTGTGGCGGCAATGACTTTCAACAGACGATGCCGGCGATGAAACACGACGGCGGCCCCGCCTTCGTTCGCATCTCGGTGCTGAGCGAAGCGCAGGCGAAACGCGGCGACGTCGTCGTCGGCGGACGGAACGGCTTTATCGCGCGCGTGATGCACTGCACCGCGTGCGGGTTCGTTGGGTTCTTTCATGCCGGCGACGCGCCAGAGGGCAGCGGCGGCGCGTCCATTCACCTTGGGGGCGGCAGCATCGAATCGCGCTGAAGCAACGTGGAGCAGCGGTAGCTTGCTGGGCTCATAACCCGGAGGTCGCTGGTTCGAATCCAGCCGTTGCTACTTCTGCCGCGCGATAGGGATAAGCGCAGCGTCGACCTCTTCGCGCTCGTCTTCGGTCAGCCCGTCGGGCCGGCCAAGGTCGACCTCGTCGAGGTTGACGACCATGACGAATGCGTCAGGGCGTTTCGTTTGTTTGACGACCGCAGCCGCAACCGCGGTCCGGAAGTCCGACTCGGGCGACTCGTAGAACTCGCCGCAGCGGTCGGCCGCGGTGGCAACGTAGCGCAGCTTCGCGCGCCGCTCCGCTTCGCAGCAGAGGTCGCACATCTCTTCGGCGGTTCCGCCGTGCTGACAAGTTCCTCGGATATTCATTTCGGTCCGTCTCCCCCTCAAAGAATTGTGAACTCGCGTTTCATCGTCTTGCCCCCCCCGTCGTCCCTTCAGCGGCCTTCGCGCGCCGCTAGCGCCGTACCATCGCTCCAGGGAAACGCCGCCGCTACTATGCTGGCGACGCGCACCGCTACCGCGGTCTGCGCCCGGAATATACCGTCCGAGCACTTGAACACGACGCACTCGGCGCCGTCGATCGTGCGCGAGCCCACCGCCCGCTCGTCGCCGAGCGGCGTGTAGCAAACCGTTTCCCAGCGCTCGTCCGAAGACGCTCGCCAGCGGCGCGTGCCTTCGAATTCGAAAGCGTATCCGCTCTGCATCATCCGGTGCGCCGCCGCCTTCTTCTTGCAGCAATCGCTGCAGCGGAACATCCCGACCGGCGCGCCGTTCGGCGTTACGTAGATCGGCTGAGCCTCTGGGCCAACGCACGTTTCGAATCGCGTTGAACACTTGCGGACTTTGGCGGCGCTGCTTTTCATCGGTATTTCCTGCTTTCCTAGCGGCCTTGCTCGCCGCTGCCTGACAACACAGTGCTAGCTCCGCGCTAGCACCGTGCAAGCAATGAAACCCCCGAATTCTGCACCCCCCCGAATTGGCACAACAGAACCGGTAGTTACGGCCAGCCCGGAAACGCCTCAAAAACAAGCGGAACCGAGTGGCAGGCACCCGAAGCTCGAATCGACGACGGATCGCGTGCACTACGTCGCCGACCTCATGGCGGCGCTCACTTGGAACGAGCGCACGTCGCGACGTATGCAGCGCGAGCTCGCCGAAGCGTGGGGCGTCGCGCCGAGCACGATCCGCAACTACTCCGCGGAAGCGAACCGCGCGATTCAGGATGCGATCATCGAGCGGCGCGGTCCCGTCGCTCAGCGCGCTATCGATCGCATCGAGAAGATCGGCGGCATGGACATCATGCAGGCGAAGTTCGTCCCTGGGCTCGCCGGCGCCATCGTCCACGCGAACGAGGTGCTGCTGAAGATGACCGGATACTCGGAGCCGGACGAGGACAAGTTCCGTCCGTCGACGCTCGCGGTCGTGGGGCAGATCGTTACGTCACCAGTTTTCACGGGCCTGCTCAACGGCGGCGCCAAGCAGCACGCCAATGGCAAAGAGGAAACCGGGCGCCCAGCGTTGGACGGTCGAACCGAAGACGCTGACGCCGTACCAAGTTCGCGTCGTCACTAGTCCCTGGTACGAGCCGCTCGACAGCGGAGCCCTCCGCGCGCGCATTGAAACGTGGGTCAAGTCCCGCCGCATCGGCGGCTCGACGGGAGCCGCTTACCGCGCGTGCCTCTGGGCCGCCGGCTACGAGCTGCAAGAGGACGGCACCGCGGTCCAGCGCGAGCCCCTCGACGTAAGCCTCGTCTCGAAAGACTTCACTGGCTCGAAGCGCCTGCTCCGCGAAACGGAGGACGCCCGCCAGGACCTCTCGCGCGTAGGCCCGGAGTTCGACGGCCAAGCCACCGCGACGGTCATCCACTTCGCCAACGGGCGAACCATTCAAGCGCTGCCGTGCAGCGACAAGGCGATCCGCGGTAACACCACCGCGTTCGTCGCCGACGAGCTCGCGTTCTGGCGCCAGCAGGAAGCTTGCTGGGCCGCGCTGAAATCGGTCAGCGACCCGAACTTGAAATACCCGGCGGGCTTGCCGGGCCTGATCATCACGACCGCGTGGGAGTCGGGATCGCTGGCGCACCGCGTGTGCACCGACGAGTCGTTCCCGTTCCACCGGCACGTCGTCGACATCTATCAGGCGATCGCGGAAGGCTTCCCGATCGACGCCGAGCGAGCGTTTGCCGAGCTCGGCATTCCCGAGCTCGTCGACACCGAGTACCTCTGCAAGTGGTCGAAGGGCGGCTCCAGTTTCTTCCCGGAGTCGAAGCTCCGCGACTGCCAGGTCGACGACGACGTCGGGCTCGCGGGGGAGGAGAAGTGCGGGCTGCCCGACGATTGGCGGCACGCGCCGGCGCGCCTCGGCGTCGACTGCGGCGGCGGCAAGGGCCGCGACTTCACCGCCGCGGTGCTCTGGCGATTCATCCAGGGCGCCTGGTGGATGACCGGCGTCATGGCGTCGAACGTCATCGGCACCGTCGACATGGCGGACATGGTCGCCGACTGGATGCTCGACACGAGCGTCGTCGACGAGGCCGCGCAGCTCACGATACGGGCGGACGAAGGGATCATGGGTGCGGACTTCATCCGCCAGGTCGCCAAGCGTCTCAAGAACCGTAAGCGCACAACGATCATGGGCGTCGGGATGAACCCGATCGACCAGGAGCGGTACGCGGTCGCAGGACGGCGTCTGCTCGAGCGTGGACAGATGCGGCTCTACACCGGCACCTTCGCCGGCGGCGACGAGCACGGCTGCCGCGCGCTGATGCTGGAGCTCGCGCAACTGAAAGCGCGACCCGGCGTCGGCGGACGGCTGACCTTCGCAACGCCTCGCGACCCGACCAAGGGCCACCTCGACCGTGCATGGGCGGGCCTCATCGGGCTCGACGAAGCGGACGAAGTCGCGGGCCGCGTGCTCATGCCAACGCGAACGCAGATCCGTCGGCTACTCGGACACGGTGCTCGTTTCGGCGCGGGCCGAGGTTTCGGATGAATACCCCTCAACCCATCAGCGTCGACGACGCCGTCGCCTTTCTGAATCACCTGCTCGAGCTCGACCCGAGTGCGGTGGTGGCGATCTTCAAACACCGCGTGCGCTGCAACGAGGCGCTCGCCGGTCATCCGACGGTGCAGGTCCGTGCGGGCTCCTTGAAGGGCGACGCCGACCCACGCACCGGCTCCGAGAAGCTCGCGATCGACGAATACGACGTGTCGATCCTTGGCGTGCTCAACGGGCTCTTCGGCATCGACGAACGCGGCTGGGGATTCATCGCCGCGGAATACGAAGACGACGGCTCCATCAGCCGATTCGTTCGCACACCCCATAACCCGAAGGAACGACGCACATGACCGTCCTGAGATACGGCGATACGCAAGCGCGCGAAGTTTCCCAACGCATGGCAGCGCCCGTCGCCAACCTGGCTGCGTTGGCGGCGTTCGGTATTGCCGACGCGGCGAACGGCCAAGTGGCACTCGACATCGCCACGGGCAAGCGCTGGATCTTCAGCGCCGCGTGCGCGCTCACTGCGGACAACCAACTCGTCGCGGGCAGCGGCTCGGGCAACGGTCGCTGGCTCCTGATGCCCGGCACGTGGGTGCTGACGTTCCCGATCACGTTCGCGACCGCCGACGCCGCGGTGCTGTTCACCGTTCCCACCGGTGCGGTGCTGCAGCCCGAGGAGTTCTACTGGACCATTTCCACCAGCTTCACCGGTGGCTCGTCCTCCGCGATCGGGGTGTCATCGGCGAAGACCGGCTACTCGACGAAGGGCGACCTTCTCGGCGGTGCGACTGGTGACGTTCTCGCCGGGCTCACCACCGCGTTGAGCCCCACGATGGGAACCGTTGGCGCCGGCTTCGATACGCTCGCCAAGCGCCGCGCCCTCTGGGTCGCGACCAACACCTTCCGGTTCGACCGCATCACGTCCGTCTTCACCGCGGGCGTCGGCGCCGTGAACGCGAAGGTCACGCTGATCTCCAACCCCGGAGCCTGAGCGACCGACGTGGCACTCTCATCCGAAATCGTTCTGTTCTCTGGCAACTCGCCGGCGGGCGGCGGTGGTGGTCTGACGCTACCCAGCTCGCCCGTCAACGGGTTCAAGAGCTGCTCTGCGATCACCATCATCGCCTCCATCCGCGGCGGCGCCGGCGGCGTGCTCGACGTGTACATCCAGGACTCGTCGGACGGGGTGAAGTTCTACGACTACGTTCACTATACGCAGCTACTCGCCGGCGGCGCGCTCGTCACCCACTCCTATTCCCCGAGCCCGATCGACAACACGCTCAAGTTGATCGGCTTCGACGCAACACCCGCGCTTGCCGCCAACAGCGCGCGCGGCGGGCATTGGTTCGACCAGCTGCGCGTCCTCTTCGTGGCGGGCGCGGGAGTGGCGGTGGCCGCGCAGGACATTCGCGTCCTCGCCGTTCGATAGAACCCTCATGCCGAACTGGCTGAGCCGCATCCTCGGCGGCGGAGTAGGGGAGGAACAGAAAGCTGCACCGCGGCGCAGCAAGATGTCGGCGGGCGGGGTCGTGGGCGAGCAGCCCCTCTACGCGCAGATGCAGCGCATCGGCGGCCACCTCACGCCGATCCAAGTAAGCCAGATCTTCCGCGAGGCCGACGGCGGCAACATCAAGCGCCTCATCGATCTCGGTAACGAAGCGCGGCAGAAGGACTGCCACCTTCACGCGGTTCTTTCGACGCGCGAGCTCGCGATCCAGTGCCTGCCATTCGAAACGGTTCCTTTCAAGGCGCCGGATCGCAAGAAGCCCAAACGGCGTGACCGCAAGATCGCCGACTTCGTCCATCAAGCCCTCCTCGCGGTTACGGCGGACGAGTCGAACCCCGAGGTTCCACTCGCGGACTTCTCCGGCTTGCTCGCGCACCTCACGGGCGCGCACTACTTCAGCCACGCCACTGCCGAGACGATGTTCGGCAAGGACGGGCAGTACATGGTGCCGACGGGCTTTCACCTGATCGGTGCACGGCGCTTCCGCTTCTCGCCCGAGAACGGTCGGCTCGAGTGGTACGACGAAGTGGCGAGCCGCGGCAAGGGCGTCAATCTCCTCGCCGAACACCCCGGCAAGTTCGTCCAATACATGCCGCGCATCACTGGCGACGTGCCGGCGCGCGAAGGCTTGATCCGCCCGCTCATGTGGGCGGCGCTCTTTCGCAACTGGGACATCCGCGACTGGCTGCAGCTCGCGGAGCTCGCATGGAAGCCGTGGCGCACGGGTACCTACGAGAAGGGCGCGCACACGGAGGACATCGACAACCTGATCGAGATCCTCGAGCAGATGACCGCCTCGGGCGTCGCTGTCCATCCCGAGACGACCAAGGTTCACATCGAGTGGCCGAACAACGGCGCCGTCGCCGGCAAGTCGACCCACTCGGAACTCGCCGCCTTCATGGGCGCCGAGATGAGCAAAGCCGTCCTGGGTCAGACCCTCACGACGGAGTCTGGCGACCGCGGTGCGCGAAGCCTCGGCGAGGTGCACGACAAAGTGCGCGGCGACATCCGCGACGCAGACGCGAAGGCGATGGCCTCGGTCATCCGTCGGCATCTCATCGCGCCGCTGGTTCGAATCAATTTCGGCGACGCTCCCGTTCCCGAATTCAAGTTCATCACGCAGGACGCGGTCGACCTCAAGTCGACATCGGAAGTCGTGCTCAACCTTCGGAAGGCGGGCGCGCGCATTCCGACGAGCTGGATCTACGAAACCTTTGGCATCCCCGAGCCCGACGACGACGACGAGGTCCTCGGTGAGGTGAAGAGCGATGCTGACCTAGTGGGAGCCGACGATGGCAAAGCCCAAGACGAAGAAGCCGACCAGGGTACCGAAACCACCGAAGCCGACGACGCTGAAGCCAACCAAGACGCCGGCGAAACGGCCACGGAAGACGAGGGAACCTGAATCATGGGATCGCACGCGAGCCTCCTCCCGCTCATCGAAGCCGCTCGAAACGCCGAGCAAGAGGCGGACGATCGCACGGGCCTCGTACGCCGATCGTTCGGTGTCACCGTCCGCTCTCTCAACAAAGAGGAACGGTGGGTCGACGTCGTCGTCTCGACGAACACCCTAGACGCTTACGGTGACGTCGTCGACCAGGACTGGGATCTCAAACGCTACAGCAACAACCCGGTCGTTCTCTGGAACCACAACAACAGCTTCTTCGCTGGACCAGAGGCGGATCTACCAATCGGTCATGGCGACGCGCTACTCCGCAACGGACAGCTCGAGGCGCGCCTCTTCTTCGTCGACGAGCGCGCCAACCCGATGGGCGAGAAGGTCTGGCAGGGCTTTCTGCAGAAGTCGATTCACGCCGTATCGGCGGGTTTTCGCCCCCACACGGTTACGCGCGAGATGGTGGACGACCGCGAGTTCTATCGCCTGTCCGATAACGAGCTTTACGAGATCAGCGTCTGCCCGATGCCGGCCAACCCGGACGCTGTCGCCAAGGCCAAAGCACTCGGCCAATTGAAGGCGCTCGCCGCCAAGTCGACGAAGCAAGAACCCACTGCGTCTGCCGACGCCAAGAAGGAACGTTCCATGGAAATCAAAGAGCTCGAAGACAAGATCAAGGCGCTCGAGTCGACCGCGGCGAAGAACGCCGAATCGATGGCGACGACCACGAAGGCGTTCGAGGTCGCCAACGGGACCATCACCGAGCTCAAGGCGTCGGTGACCGATCTCACTGCCAAGTGCGCCGCCAAGGACGTGGTGATCGCCGAGACTCAGTCGAAGCTCGAGGCGGAAACCAAGCTCCGAACCGATGCGGAGAAGAGCGTGACCACGATGAAGGTCGACGCGCTGGTCGGCAAGAAGATCACGCCGGGGGAACGCGACGAGTACGTGGAACTCGCGCTCGAGCGGCCGGCCCTGTTCGAAAAGATGATGGCCAAACGCGCGGACATTCCGACGGCCGTCGGCAAGTCCGTAGTGGGCGCCGAGAAATCCACTGACGCCGAGCGCGCCACGACTGCCGACGACGGCGTCGGCTTCGAGCAGCTCGTGCCCGAGCAGCACACGCGCGGGTTCGTGGATCTCGAAGAGAACGACTGACTCTCCGCGTTGCCGCTCCGCCATGGAGCGTTGAACGCCGCACAACACCAAGCGCCGCGCCGGCGCAGCGCCACTGCTGCGCGCGCGGCCCCCCGTTTCCCGAACGCCCCCAAATCCCGAGGAGCTAGCGTCCCATGTCTACTGCTGAACAAATTCTCGAACACGGTATCGTCCGCCCGTTTCTCGTCGCGTCCGCGTCCACCGCGACCCGCGGTCTCTGCGGGAAGTTCACCGCCGAGCACACCGTCGCCGACTGCGCCGCTGGCGAGAATGCCAGCGTCGTCTTTCTCGAAACGAAAGCGGCCGGCGAATACGTGCAGGCGGTGCTGCTCAACAGCGGCGCCGTAGCCATCATGAAAGCGAGCGGCACCGTAACCGCGGGGCAGTATCTCATCTGCGGCACCGACGGCGTCGAGAACCAAACCCTCGGGGGCGGTACGACCGTCAAGTACATCGTCGGTAAGGCGCTGCAAACTGGCGTCGACAACGATTACCTCGGCGTGATGACCGGGTGCTTCGCAGGCGTCGGCGCCTGACATTCGTTCGCCAGTGGTCAGCACTCCCTATCGGCAAGAGCTGATCGCGGCCGGCTTGCTTTCACCAAGCGCCGCGCGCGACTCCGTTCCGCTCAACGGCAGGACGATCCTGCGTCTTGATGACGCCGGCAAGCGCGCGGCGCTTCGACACCTCGAACAGGGTGAGCGCGGTGCACGCCTGATGGCTTTCCCGCTCGGCCTCGCTCCTTGGCACGAGCACGCGCTCGACATGCGCGTGCGACGCGCCGGCGCGTAGCTCCCGATCCTTTTTCAACAACCCACCTCCTCGGCGGGCTGCCCCGAACGGCAGCCAGGCCGCGCGACCCTCGTTCCAAAAACACAAGGAAAAAAGAAGATGCGCACCAATCCGATTGTCGCTCGTATCAAAGCCGGCCTTGCGTCGAGGGACCCGAAGGTCCGCGCGAAAATCCTTGCGCAGAACGAGGCGATCCTACGCTGCAAGGCTGTCATCGGTAGTCTCCACCGGGACGCGACCCTCACGTCGCTCTCCATTGCGTACAGCAACGAGGCGTACATCGGCACGCAGTTGATGCCGGTCATTTCGGTTCCGAAGCTGTCCGACGCCTGGGTCACGTACACGAAGCGGGATCGGCTTTCCGGGCCCGACGACAATCTCGGCAACCGCTCGAACGCGAACGAGATCAACGAGAACCGCGGCTCCGACACGTACTCCTGCAAGGGCTACGGTCTGAAGAACTTCATCTCGGAGACGGACCTGCAGAACCAGGACGCGCCGCTCGACGAGATGGTCGATCTCACGTCGTCGGTCAACGACGTGCTCGACCTCAAAGAAGAGATCCGCATCGCAACCGTGCTCACCACGGCAGCGAACTTCGGCGGCAACACCGCCGCGCTCGCCGGCGGCGACCGCTGGGACACGGCGACGTCCGATCCCATCGGCGACATCAACGCGGCGATCGACTCGCTCTGGAGCGGCATCGGTGCCACGCGCACGATCGCTTATTCGGGCGTCGAGGTTTATCGCGCGCTCCAGACCCACCCGGCGATCCTCGATCGCTTCAAGAACGTCACCGGCGGGTCGGTGTCGAAGGCGCAGATCCTCTCGCTCTTCCCTGAGATCGACGAGTACGTCGTTGGCCGCGCCCGCAAGGACACGGCGAACGAAGGGCAGACGGCGAGCTACTCGCGCGTGTGGGGTAAGCAGTTCGGCATCATCAAAGTGGCCGCGACGCCGAGCCGCCGCATCGCCGCGTTCGGCTTCACGCTCCGCTTCCAAGGCGAGCGCACCACGACTGAATGGTACGACCCGACCGTCGGCACCCGCGGCGGTTACTACGTTCGCGTGGCCATGGAAGAGGACCACAAGGTCACCGCGGCGGACACCGGCTACCTCTACACCACGGTCGTCAGCTGATTCGCGTTAGCGGAGAGCACGCGCACTTCAGCTGGAAGGAGCAAGACGACATGAAAACGAACGACCCGAAGAAAGACCACGACAAGGACGCGCCGAGTCCCCAGGGGCCGCACGGCGAAGCGCTCGGCGCGGACCTCGTTTCGCGTCCGGAGAAGAACGAACGCGGGGCCTCAGCGCCTGGAGCCGAGCTCGCTCCGCGCGCCGAACCCGGACCGAAGACGCCCGCCGCCAAGGACGACGCGGATCGCTCCGCATCGTCCGACGGAGGCAAGCGCTCGCGGTCCGGCGGAGACGACGTGCAGCCGCTCGCCGGAACCAAGGGCGGCGAGTCGCGCCCTCTCGACGCGGGTTGCGTTCGCTGTCGCGTGACCGGGAGCGGCATCAAGTACCACGGCCGCCGCTTCGAGGAGGGCACCATCGCCGACTTCGACGAGAAGACGGTTGCTGAAATGCCAGACATCCTGGTGCCCGTCGACGCAGACGAAGCCAAGACCGATCAGGAGTAGCGCTTGGCGGTCATCAATCAGACGGACCTGGAGAATGCCCTGTCCGTCTCGACCGTGCGCGCCATCTTCGACGACGCCAACAACAACACGGTGAGCACAGCGGCGGTGGCCGCGGTCATCGCGCGCGCCGAGTCGCAGGTGTACTCCTACCTCGCGACGACGTATCCCGACCTCCCGATCCCCTACACGGCGTCGCCGGCGCCGGAAGTGCTGCGGTCGGCGGTGCTCGAGTTTGCGATCGTGTACTCGCGCGATCGCAAACCCGAGTATTGGCCCGAGAACAGTCGGGAGCGCAGCGAACGGCTGAAGGCAGCGTTCGACATGTGCGATCGCTTCGCCAAGGCCCGGCAGGTCCTGTACGGCGGTGGCGCGAGCACGACGCCGGCCAACATTGGCGGCGAGATTCGAAGCGGCGTTACCGACGATACCGGTCCGCCGGACAAGTTCTTTGCCGACGGCACGGGTGACTTTTGAGCGCACCGCTGTCGGCGACCTTCGGCGGCGTCGCTTTCCCGCTCGCACCGCAGTCGACCGGCGACGCGCTGCTGCACGTAGCGGATCCGGCGCTCGAGGCGCTGCTCGCATTCCTTCGGTTCTTTCTGAACGCGGACATGGACACGGCGCTTCCCGACGCCCTCGCCGCCGCGAGCCCCGTCGTCAGTCAAAACGTGATGGGGGCTTACACGACGGACCCCGGCGTCGAAACGATCCGGCCCGAGCAGGTCCAGTTCCCCGCGTTTTTCATCTGGCGCAAGTCGGCGACGTACGCCGAGACCATGATGAACCAGCCGCGTCGCACTTCGGTGTGCGGCTGGATGTACATCCCGCCCGTGATGACGTTCGAGCAGGCGGAGAAGTATTCCCATATCTGCAACGCCGTGGAGCTCTCGCTCGGGCGCGCGGTGAGCTACGGATATCACCCCGACTACAACGGCGGGCAACCACTCACGAGTGGCATCACCAGTCTGCGGCTTCTGTCCGCGACACGCGAGATCCATCCCGGCGGCGACCTCTCGAGCTTCTACGCGGTCGGAGGCGATCTCGAGGTGGTGGAAGACGTCGGCGAGAACCTCGAGGACTTCCCGCCGCTCGATGCGATCGACTACGACATCGGCGTCGGCAACGCGACAGAGATTCTGCCCGGCGTGGTGCAAGCCGATTCCACGGTGCCGGCCGAGGACGGCTGATGGGGTACGTGCCGCCGCGGCGGCCGCGCAAGGCGACGCCGCCGAGCGATACCGACGCGCAGACCATCGCCGGCGACATGGCTCCCGAGCAAGCCAAGAAGTTCCTCGAGCAGGATCGGGAGATCAAAGCATGCAAGGGCCCATCAACCTCGGCCACGTGATGAAGGCGCACGCGCGGTTCAAGCGCGAGCACCACAACCTCTTCGGCCGCGAGATCGAAAGCGCAGGTCGCTTCGGCCTGACGCACGTCCAGCAGCACCCGCTGTTCAAACCGCGCACGCGCAATCTGCAACGCGCCACGCAGTACAGCGTCATGAAGCTCAAGAGCGGCGCCGTGCTCCGGTTCCGCAATCGCTTGAAGTACGCCAAGGTGATCGACCAGGGATCGCCGAGGCACATGATCGCGGCGCGGCGCACGCGCGGCCGTCGTCCGGTGCTCGCGTTCAAGTGGAAGGGCGTGCAGATGTTCCGCCGCTACGTGATGCACCCGGGCACCAAGCCCTACCGCTTTCTCTACCGCGCGGCCAACGCCGCCGGTCGCGTGTTCGTCACATCGATGGACTCGGGGATGAATCGCATCGCCAAGTCGTTCTGAGAACTCACTCCGCCGAACGATGGCGGGGCAGAGGGGAGATCCACGCAATGGTTACTTTGCGTTTCATCGCGCGCGAGGATGCGCTCGCGACCGTTCCTGGTTCGCGCGCCAACGTCGGACAGCCGGCGTTCTACATCGGTCGCAAATACATCGCGCCCGATCGTGCCGCCGGCAGAGGCGCTCGATACGAGGCGACCCAGGAACCGTACGAAGTCACTCTCGACCTCGATCGCCAGGACGACGCGATGCGGTTCAACCGCCACGTCAAGCTCGCGCAGCGCGGCGACATTTGGCCGGCGGATGAAGAGACCGCAAAGCACTGCGGCCTCGCGTTCGTCCAGGCGAGCTTCGCGAACGGCGAGTGGAAACGCTCCGAGCCGATGCCTCCTCAACCGCCTAACGACGTGATGAGCAGCGCGCCCTCTTTGCCAGCCACTGCGCTCCACGCCGAACCCGCTCCCGAACAGCAGGCGGCCCGCGACGCGACGCCGTTCGGCTTGCAACCGCCGCAAGACGTCTTCGCCGATGCCTTCGCCGACGTCGAAGTGCCTCGCGAGAAACCAACCAAGAAACGGCCCTAAGGAGTTTGACGCATGGTTGCTCCCGAAATTCCGATCACCGGCATCGACGCGACGTACCGCGTCCCGGGCACCTACGCCGAGATCTTTTTTGCGCAGGGACCCGCGGCGGCCGCGGCCGGCCCACGCACTCCGTGCTTCACGATGCCCATCATCAGCGGAGCGCAATGGACCGCTGGCACGCTCTATGAAGTGGGCGACGAGAGAACTGCTGCCGATGGCGCTGGCCTCGGTTCGCCGCTGCACCGAGCGCTCCGCCTGTTCTTCATGGCTGGCGGACGCAAGTGCTACGCGCTGCCCATCGCCGAGACGAGCGGTGGCAGCCCTGTTGCTGCGACCGCCACGCTCACCATCGCGGTGACCGCTACCGGTACCGGCACGATCACCGTGACCGTGGCCGGCGAGGACAGCTCGTTCACGTTCTTCTCCGGACTCACCGCGACGCAGATCGGCGACGGCATTCGTGACTCCATCAACGCGAAGACTTGGCTGCCCGTCGTGGCGACGAACGTCTCGGGCACGGTTACACTCACCGCCAAGCTGAAGGGCACCTCCCAAGGGACCGGTACGCTCGGCATCATCCGCGTGCGCGTCACCATCACGGCTGGCGTCGGGACGACGGCGGTCTTCGGCGGCGCGTTCCTCGGGACCGCTGTCGCCGGCGCGGAGGGCTCGACCACCGAAGCCGCGAACACGCTCACGGCCCTCAACAACATCGTCGCTTCGCGCAAGTACTACTTGGTGACGAGCGCGGTCGATGCGACGACGCTTGGCCACTTCAAGACGCACGTGGCGACGAAGGCCGAGCCCCGCCAGGGCAAGCGTTCGGTCATCATCTCCGCGTACACGGGGTCGCTGTCCAACTGTCAGACGCTGGCGACTGGCAAGAATTACGAGCGCCTCCAGATCGTGTGGCAGGGAAACAGCGAGCACGATCCAGCCGAAATCGCCGGCAATATGGCTGCGGTTCGACAGAAGCGCGAGCAGACCGATTCGGCCTACAACTTCGCCGGCTACTCGGAGCCCGACTGGCTCATCAAACCGGCGTTCGCGGAGTCCGACTGGCCCGATGGCGACGACCAGAACGACGCCATCAACGACGGCATCACCTGCATCGCGTCGCGCGAGGGCGCTTCGTACATCGTCATGTCGGTCGACACCCGGTCGAAGAACCCGACCGGGACCGTCGACGACTTCCGCGCCTGCGAGACGCACCGGATCTCGGTCTGCGACGAGTGGGTGGACGAGCGGGTCAACTCCACGGAGCTCAACTTCCGCGGCAAGAAGCTGATGGACGACGAGCGGCTGCCCGACGGCACGGTCAACATCAACCAGCGGATCATCCCTGGCGTGATTCGACCGTCGTATCTGCGCAAGCCGATCTACCAACAGCTCGACGAGTACGAAGCCGCCGGCAAGCTGCAGGAGATCCAGGCGTCGAAGGACGCGCTGCGCCTCGTGAAGTCGCGGGCCAATGCGTCGCGCGTCGAGTGCGCCGTGAACCTGCACGTCATCGATCACGCGCATCAGTTCACCTATCGCGTCAACGAGACGAGCACGGGCTAACCCGCGCGACGCGCTTCCGAAAAACCGCTCGGGCGAGTGACCGGTCGCACGCACGCCGCGTGCGTCGACGCATCGCGCCGCCTTCATCAAAGCCAGGAGACTGCACGTGGCACAAAATGATTTTGCCAAGCTCGGCAGCATTTTCGCCGGCAATGCGCTCGCGAAGGTCACGTCGCTCAGCATGACGACGAACTCAGGCCTTCAGCGCGTCGATACGATCGGCGAGGGTCTCTCGGGATTCACGTCCGGCACCGGCGACGTAACGATCGAGTTCGGATTCGTGATCCCGATCGGCGGTCCGGAGGCGGAGTTCCAGGAGCATTGCGCCAACCACGCAACCGTCGAGGTGGAGTTCTTCGTCGGTCAGAAGACGTACGTCGGCAAGGGCAAGGTCATGACGTGCACGATCTCGCAGTCGGTCAACCAGGCCGCTGAGGGGAAGTGCGAATGGGTGGGACCCCTCAAGCCGATCGAGATCTGAAAACATAGCCGCGCGAACGGCGGAGCGCGTTGCTTGGGAACGAGACCCAAGAGCGATGGCCGGCCGGATCGCACGATCAATCGAAGCCCCGTGGCTCATCCCTGGTGTCCGTTCACCAGTGGTGGCCCGGGGCTTTTTTGCGTTTGCACCTTTCAAACAAGGACCCGATGCCTGGGGCGCCCGCCGGCGGTGGGCGGGGCGCGCT